ATTTCAAAAAGTGACATATTTCCACAAAAAAACCCTCCATGCAGTGCAAAGAGGGTCAAACAAATAATTAATCAAAACAGTATGGACTACAAATTTAATTCTTTATAGATATTATTCTTAATTCTGAATTTAATTTTTCGTAATTGTTTTAAACAAAAACAGTTCATGACATCATCAACAAGGTTATGGTCTTCATTGTAATTCTCAAAGATTAACATTAGCTCCTCAATATAGTCAAGGTATATTTTATCCTTAATTGAGATTAGATCATGGTGAGTTTTAAGTCCATGTATCACACTTGCATGATCTCTGTTAAACATTGCTGCTATCTCATACAGTGTAAGTCCTTCCTCTCTGAGTAGGTTGTAAAGATAAAAACGCTTGTAAGTGTAGTGTCTATATCTGTGTCGTGCTTTGAGGTTGTTATCCTCAATGTATTGTATTATGTCAGTCATTTTTCGTTAAAGTAATTATAAATTAATCCTATTCCAATTATTAAAAAACCCATTGCAAAAGTAAATAATGCCATTTTTGCCTCTTCTGCCATGTTATTCTGATTTATTAATTAACCCTATATCCTTCAAATACTGCTCATGTTTCTCTGGAGTGTCTAATCCCTCTGGCATTCCAAACTGATCCATTCCTATTGCTATGCGAATAGCTCCTCTAATGACTGAGTCTGGGTGTATTGAGTTACCATTTTGCAGCATTACTTCTATGCTTTCAAGTAGCTGCAACATTTCTAAGTTTTGTTTTTTCATGTTAATTAAATTTAGTTACATAAATTAAGGCATCCAATGCAATACAAACTTGCTGCACTTTTTTCTTTTGTTTTGGTGTTAATGCTTTCATTCTATTCTGATTTAAATTTTTTATTCCAATATTCATTCCACGTTAATCTTACTTTTTTATTACACTTATAGCAATGTGTGCTATGAACATATATAAATTTATGGTTGCAATAGATATATTTTCTAATAAACATTTTTAACCATTCTACTGCTGTTTTCATGATAATCTCTTTTGTTCGTTAATACCTTTGAATAGCTCAGAGCTTGACTCAATCATGCCGGTGGCCTTGAGATAATCAACCTCAATCTTTGCACTCTGTATTATAACAGAGCCAATTGTTGCCACTGCCTGTGCTTTTTCAATTTCCTTATTAAGCTCCTCCATTGTGAGCTCATCATTATCCAATCTCTCTAATGCTGAGAATAAGTGATCTCTAAGATCATTGATTTTGTTTCGTGCCATTGATTTTCTTTTTAAGTTTACTATTTAATTTAATTACTTCCTGTATCTCAACAGGGAACCTTTGTATGGTATTCCTATCCATGTTATTACGCATGTCAATCATTTCAAGGTTATTAATATCCCAATGCATTGTGTTGCCATCTTTAAACCTCACAACATGACCAGGAGGGATTGACCCATTATGCTCCTCCCACACCACTCTATGCATCAACCTCCAATCACTATCTTTAATCTTGATGTATGCATAAGTCCTGCCCTCTTTGTCAGTTCTAAAATTGATTGTTCCAATAGGCTGTGTGTTATGTGGCTTGCTACCTTTTTTAAACATGGTAGGTTTAACTCTATCATAGATATGTTCCGGCATCTTGGCTCCTTTGTTGTGAGGTTTATTACCTTTTGTAAATCTATGCTTTTTTCCAGCCTCAATTAGATTATGTCTGCCAGATGTTTCAGATGCAAGATATTCTTTTGACTTATGCAATCCCATTCTATGAGCTTTATTTGCCACAGTGCAGTACTTAAGTCCAAGCTCATTAGCAAGGTCAATGGTTCTCATGTGAGGGAATTTTTCTCTTATGATATCATCTAAGTTCATACTCTCTCAATTTTAATGATTAGTTTCTCCCAAAGGTTGCTCATCCTTCGAGCCTCCCATTCTGAGTCTGCTTGCACAGTCTTTTTTAATATCCTCCATGCTCCTCCCATGTATCCTCGATAGTGTATTGTCCACATTTTTTAATACTTTTAAATAGTTATTATATCTTGTTATATCAAAGTTATCCCAGTAACTGATAATTGCTAAGTTGATTTTAGGCTCTCTCATGCTATCCTACTACTCCGATATACATCAACACAAAAGTGATAGCTAATAATGCAGCAGAGAACACTAAAACATCTCTCACAGCCTTTTGATCTTCTGTCATGATTAATAAGTTTTAAGGTTTGACAAATAAAGTTCTAATCTTGCAAGAGCTCTTGACTGAATATTAAGTCTATGCTTATACTTAGGAAGTAACTCATAGAACATACCTCTACTCAAATCTTTTAAAGTATCAGATGTTACTCTGATTCGAGTTAACATGCCCTCAATCATCCACTCAACATCCTCAACACGCTCAGTTAATAGTTCATAGTCAAGGTATTTACCCTCACCTCTACACTCATTGCAAATATCAGACTCACTGTGAGATGGATGCTCATAAGCACTGCTAATTAATACTGAACCTGACCCCCAACAAGTGTCGCATTCTTTGATAAATTCTGTTTTCATATTGTTTTGTTTATTATTTATAGAACAAAGTTAGTAAGTTTTTTTATATATGCAAATAATTAGCGTAATTTATAATGATTCTAAATAAGAAAAGCTCACCTATTTAGTGAGCTTAGACATGTGACACCATATCACATGGGGGAGTTGATCCGGTAACTGTTCTTATGGTAAGTATCCAGATACTATTTCTTAAATCGCTTTACAACAAACTTAGATGCTAATGTTGCAACAGCTTTAAGGAATTTATTTTCTGACTCCACAGTTACCTTAGTTCCTGTCTCATCTTTTTTTATGTTAACATCTACTTTCTTACCATCATAGTCAAGCTCATGATTAGTGCCATCTTTGTGGTATTCTATCTCAGCCTTATTTGTTTTGATGATAACATCTGTCTTATCACCTTCAATGTTAACCTGTACTTTCTTAGGTCTGCCTACTTTCTTTGCCATAATATATTATTTACTCCAACGTGCCTTAGTGTTTCTGTGGTCATAATGCACCCAGGTGCTATAGATACCAATTCCACCCTCTTCCATCTTACCTGCTGCAATAAGTTTCTCAATCACAGCTGCCACCTCTTTTGGTGTCATGCCGGCAATCTTAAAGTCAGCTGCCTCACCTGTGATATGCTTAGATGATTTCACTCCACCTACCTTAGCATTGTGCTCAGGTGATCTATATCCACTTGTAATCTTGATAGGCTTCCCTACCTCATCTCTCAACACTTGTAAATTCTTAGCAAGTGCAAAGATGTTTTGAAATACTGTATCTGAGATCACAAATCCATGCTTGTTAAACTCAGACAAGTTAAAATTAGTTGTTAGTTTCATTATCTATAACTGTTAATTGTGATAAAGTTGCTGTAACTCCTCCTGCCACCACCATATATCCTGCAGCTGTTACAATGGCAGCTGGCAAAGTAATTGGTGCAGCAACAAGGATGCCTCCTATTGCTCCCAAAGTTAAACCAATTTTTTGAATTTTCTTCCAGAATTTTGGAGTGGGTGCTTTAAATCTTTCTGCTATACTCATCTTAAATTTATTTCTATTAGTTTCTTAACTGATTGAGTGAGCTCACTTATCTGCTCAGCGAGGTGCTTGATTTCAAGTTGAGTCATTTTCTCAATGGCTTCATATTTAAACCTTGCCTCATTATCAACAAGCTCAATCTTGCCTTTGAGCCTTCCTTGAGTCTCAATGATATCCTTTTGCTCCTTCATAACACTCTTTAAATCTGAATGTAAACTCTTTAAAAAATACCCTATGCCGGATATGAGTATTGTTATCACTGTAAATGCTATCTCATTAAATCCCATCACAAAATCAATATGCTGTTATTATATCCATTCTCTCTAAATCCTCCACAAGGACAGTCAAATCTACACACCTCTCCACAGTTGCAACCACAATGATCAATCATAGGTCTTAGGTCAGTATCTCTGTTCACCTCTGCTGTGAACTCAGGATATAAGTCCTTATTAGCTATCAAGTATCTTGTTAACCTGGTCTCAAAGAATGAAGCCTTTTGTGCATAGTGCTCCATCCCAAAGGCTACCTCTGATCGAGTTACTGAGCTTGAGAAATCCCCAAACTGAGTCTGCAGTCCTTTGTTTTTAAGTTGATATGTCAAGCCAAACACAGCATCCTCTGCACTTCTCCAAGCTATGACAGGTTGAATGTATGCCACAAGTGCCTCCTCATCATTAGTCAATGTTTGAGCATTGTACTTAGTGAGTAGATAGTTGTAGAATGTAGTGCCTAAGATAGGCATAACTCTGAGCTGGGCCTGTGTTGCTATGTATGGAGTAACATCTGTCACATCAACATTGGCTGTGATAGGTGTGTTAGTCTTTAAATAGGTCTCTGTTATAAAGTATATCATGGTGCTGCAGGTGTTTCTGTTTGTATAACATCACCTCCCTCTATTGGAGGCAGTTGAGCCAGTGCTCTGATTTCATTAGGTGTCATGCTTCCAAGTACCTTAGTAGCTACCAATGGACTCAATGAGTTCAAAGCATCTGATGTCTTAGAGGTATCACCTTCAAGCTCAATGATTGTCTCATTAATGATCTGAAAGTTGTTAATTGAGAACTTGCCAGGTATCTTAGCAATGGTCATTATCTCATTAACTATCTCCTCAACCTGTCTCCTCAATGGCATGACTACATTTTTCTCAAATACAACATAAGCCTGCTTGATATCACTGCCTGATCCAAGAGATCCTTGAGTTCTTACTCCCATAAGGATGGGATCTATTGTGTGAGCAAAGCATATCTGCTCTGTGTTAAGGCTTGATGCCTCTTGAAACAACTTATCATTGCTGTTAGTTGGTAGGCTTTCAATCTTAGGTAACTGATCTTGATTATTAGCAAAGAATGCAACAGCCTTACCTGCATTAGCAGCTCCTTTCAACCTATCAATGGTCTGCTTGATCATGTGTTTTTCCTCCTCTGACTGTGGTCTCTTAGGGAACATCATAGCAAAGGATGGAAATATTGAGTTTTGAATGTTACTCTTAGCGAAGTATGATAGCTCGCCACTCAAAAATGCAAAGTTCAAAGCAGATGTGTACTGAGGCAAAGGATACCACTCCTGGCCCAAGGTCATTAACTCATAGCAATATAGTTGCTCAAGGTCAGTATTAGTAGGATGATACTTTTTAATCTCTCTCACATCAATTCGAGCTGTCCAATCATCACAAAGGAAGTATGTTTCTTTATCTCTTGAAATCCTAACTCTCTCAGGTGAAATGTTCTCAACTTTATATATCTCTCCTTTCTTATTATAACACAACTTGAAGTACACTCTATGGTGAACTATCAACTGTTGAGCTATGGCTCTGATTGTTTTACCTAACTTAAGTTTCCTCTCAAAGGTATATAACTTGAGTTTATCCTCTTGAGACATTTTCTCAGTCTCAATAGTGTATCCTCCACCTGTTGCTGAGTTAGTCTTAAAGTCAACGATAGCACCATGCAAAGGTGATGAGTAATATAGTTGATTAAGTAACTCTGGATAGAGGTTATCCTGCCCAAATGGAATGTATCCTGCTATCTGATAGCGGCCATTAACATAAGGGAGTGATAGGTTAGCTCCTCCTACCTTTTGAAATGGAGTAGAGAAGGATTGATATCCCTCCACTACTTCTGTTGCTTGTGGCTTGCTGCCTATAAATCTGTTATACCATGCCATTAGTCATAGATTGAATTAGTTTGTATCCCTGCCACTACCATGCGGCCCTCCTCTATCATAGTCAATCCTGTAGGATCAACTGTTGGAGTAGGACTCTCATAAACTTTATATCTGTATTGTCCCTTAATAAAGTCTATATCAGTAGGCTCATCGATAGTAAATAGGTTATATCTTGAAGGCCATGAGGAACTATCAACTCCCTGCCAATAGATAGGGTTAGCTGTAGTGTCAAACTCATCCTCAAATTCAAATAAATAATAAGGATTAGAGATTGTTGTAACCTCTGTAAGTGTCAACACAAAGGTGTTAACTGTATCCTTCTCAAGATATATCATACCTATATTGTATCTCAAAGAAATAATTATTAAAAAAGCCCCACCGAAGTGAGGCTCTTAGTTTATAATCTATGGCAAGATTAAAGGAGACTTGGTATGATAGTAGCATCAACCTCATAAGCCAAAAACTCATTCTCAGCTACAAGTGTTACACTGTACTTAGAGCCATCTGCTCTTGTAGTTCCTGATCCTTCACCTGTTGCAGATAATTGCAAAAATGGGAAGTACCAATATTTACCATTAGCATCCTCAACAATACCTGCTAAGTACTGTTGTCCTGCTCCTAATACTTTAATAGCTTTTGATTTCTCTTGATCTCTTCTATGGAACATCAAATTGATAGTTGCAGTTACATAGCTTGAGCCATTAATTAAATCAATAGCAGAGTCCTCTGTAAATGAGGATACGTTTCTTCTGAACTCTAACTCAATGAAGGGGTCAGCTGTAGGTATAAATGTAATACCATCAACAATCCAATTAGTTCCTGTCTCATCTGTAGAGATAGATTGGATGTTATCTTGTTGGTTTACATAGAACTTATAGATACCTCCTGAGTTATTGTCACAGCTTTTTAAAATTGTTTCTAAAGTTGCACAGCTCATTTTAGTTGTTTTTTAATGTTTTAAAATAGGGGGTATTTCTACCCCCGTTATATTTTAGATATAGAATGCGTTATACAATACTATCTCTGCAGGGTTAACATAATGGAATCCTACTTTCATGTTAGCACGAGTTCTCAAATAAGGCTCAGCTACAGTGTCAGATAAGTTAACAGCTTTCAATGCTTTGTCATCACCCTCTGCATCAAATGCATAGATAAGGTTATTTCTCAAAGTCAACAAGATAGTGTTATCTGGCATCCCTTCACAAACAACTACATTGATCCCTAAGAATGTTAAACCTAATGGAGTAGTAACATAAGTCAAAGTGTTACCTTGTGCAGCAGCAAGCTCATAAGCGTTAGCTACATTAGTAGATACATAAAATCTTAACTCTGATTTTCTTCTGCTAATAGTTGAAGGAGCAGCAGCAAGTACAGCACTCAATTGATCAAGTACATTTGATGTATCAATAGCACCATCATATAAACCAACTACATCTGTATCATAGAACATTGGAAATAAGTATCCAGTACATAAAGACAACAATGGATCCTCAGACTCACTGTTACCTTGCCATCTCAACAACTCGATATCTTGACCGATAGTCATTGCCATTTCATTCCAATAGTATGACATGAAAGATGCAACAGTGAAATCACCATTAGATCCTTTTGCCATTTGCAATGCTAAGAATGATTGCTCTAAGTCAAACTGACATAACTGAGCCATAGCTGACAAAGGACATACATCAATATCCACTGCATCTAATGAATCATTAGGAGCAGAGAAGTTACAAGTAGATGCTTGTAAGATGTTACCAAAAGTTACATTGGCAAGTTTTG